GTGCCCCGCAGGATTGGCATTCACCGCTCATGATCAATACTCCTTCGGCATGTAGGCGACGCGCGCTGACTCGATGAGACCGAGCGACGTGTACGATGATTGGTTCTCCGGCTCCGCGTAATCGAATGAGGTGCGGTCTCCGTCGAGCAGATCATCCAAGGGCGTTGAATCGAAGATGAGAACGTATGGCGCCGGTCCGATCACGGATTCGATTGCTGTCCTGAGCTTTTCTCGTATGTCGTTCATGCTTTCCGCTCCAGCTCTGTCACTTGTATCCGTGTTCCTTCTGTCATGCGGGGAGTTTTCTGCGATGCTCCCGGTTGAAATGGGAGTGCATCCACTGGCCCAGACGGATATGCGTCACCCAATTGCCGTCGCAGACGCAGCAGGTCGCCGTGAAGTCCTTGTCCGGGAGCATATAGAATCGCACCAAGGCAGCGAGCATGAGCAATGTAGACAGCACTCCGGATGCGATGAACGGCGTCGCTACTCCCCATAGATATGAACTCCAGTTCATTGTCCTGTCTCCCCTACTAGTTCTACTGGTTTCGTGACGTATTTTTCCGACGCAGCCTGTACAACCCCCGCTGCCACGGCCACTAGGTTCTGCGGCGCGTCCTCCGGGAAGATCACTACGGGTCGCAGGGTACGTTGCGCCAGCTCCTCAGCGTGCTCCTCACGCCACCGCTGGGCAGCGGGAGCGCCATACGTGGAGAGCAGATCACGCACTGAAACCTGATACCACAGCGCCAGCATGCAGAGCACGTCCAGCGGCATGTTCCCGTGGTCGCCGAACCACTTGGCGACGCGCTGAGGGTGAGCCGTGTCAGTACGCCATGCCAGCTCCTTGGCAGTGGGACGGTCAGACATGAGACAGCGCTCCTTCAGGCCAGTCACCACTCCATGCGCGAATGCATAGCACTCTCCCTTAGGGGGAGTGCGGTCAGCGGTGCGCTGGATGGACATCCTATACCATGTCGGAAGCCACATGTATCTGCGATCTCCTGGCCTACCGCCCGCCGACGCCCACATGGCGAATGCACGCTGCTCGGCTATCGGGAGCATATGCTCTCTGCTGGCTATCTGATCGTTGGTGTGTCGTACTCTATTGCTGGTCACGGTATCATCTCCATGCTCTGTGCCATAAGATCTCCAAGAGGGATGCCTGCTGCCTTGAGCATCTCACTCATGCCCAGACGGCTCGCCTTGGTATAGGCAGCGCCCTCGGGGTATGAGTGGAGTGCCGCGTGAACACCCGTCTTGGCATTGGGGGCTAGACCTAGGCTACGCGCCACCACCGTGGCCCATATGGTCCAGTCAACCCGTTCAACTCCCACCACCGCTCCCCAGAGCTTCCCGTACATGAGCAGCGACGGCTCCCGGTCTCCGTCTCGGTAGCGGTGCACGGTCACGCTGTTGATGCCGAGCCGCTCAGCTATCTCAGCCTGAGTCTCAGCTGGGGTGGGTTCAGCTGTATGTGGGTCTGGATCACCCTTGTGCTGGTCAAAATACCGCCACAGGTGCATCAATCGCGCGTCCATATGTACAATCGTGGTCATCTGTATATCACGTCTTCCTTATTCCTAGTGGTCTTCGTGTCGTTGTCAGTGATCTGGCATGTGCCAGTCACGGTATCACCTCCATGAATTGCGCGATGATCGCTCCGTCCGGTATGCCAGATCTGACGAACATCTCACCAACTGCCCTTCTGCTTGCGGATGCATAGGCTGCTCCGTCAGGGATGGCGTCCAGTCTGGTCTTGATTCCACCAGACAGGCGCAGCGCCCTGACGATGGATTCAGCCCACACCTCCCAGTCCACACGGTGGATGCCCCACACTCTCCCCCACATTCTTCCGTAGTCGATGAGCGTCGGCGTCCTCTCGCCAGTGTGGTAGCGATGAATGGTCATCTTGCTGATGCTCAGATCAGTCGCCAGCGTGGACTGGCTTCTAGCCTGAGTGAGTCTCATGTCCTCACTGATTGGATCAGCTGTGGCCTTATTCTCATCCATCTTCTGCCATAGTCGCATCATCCTTGTATCCATGATATTCCTTTCATATAGGGGAGCTGCCGTCCTTGGGCGCTAGGCTGTATGCACTCACAACGTGAAGAGCATATCAATCTATGCAGCCCCATGTACGATTATACTATACTCTCATATAAATGTAAAACCTAAAAAATATAGTTGATTACCGCGACTTTTTTATTGGACCACCAGTGATTTTGGGGATGAAATTGGATGAGAAGTTACGAAAAACAGTACCCGGTTACGGGGGAGGATACGGTTAGGTCGGATACTTACGACTGTATCTATTGAGCCAGAATCGCTTAAAGTGGTAGTGTAAAATACACCTAGAAAGCTGTGTATGGATCTTGTATTGTGAATTATGGATATTGTATTGTGAATTATGGATCTACAATCCTTAAAAAACTCATTATATAAGACCAGAATTTCTATATCCTACTAAAAATACTAATATAAATACTGATATTTCAACGTTTTTCATGTAGTAGTCGTATAAAGTATTGACGATTGCATATAGAGATTGTAACGTAACCGGGGGGGTTACGGGGGTTACGGTTCTATTTGAGTCACAGTAGGGTTTATGGAGCTACTCTGTTTATAGAGCTGCTATTTCGCACTATCGATACAGTTCGTGATTCAATTTGTAGGGGGTAGAATTGCTCTCATGAACAACAGCAAATCTGATCAGAGGTCCCTCACCCAGCGCCAGCTCGACTATCTAGACAGCCGACTCGATGAGGCCATGCCGCTCACTCACACCGACCCGCTGCCTGAGGAGCTCCTGGAGGACGCTGAGCCGTCTTTCGAGGAGCTAGGGTACTAGGTTGTCCGTTTGCGATGTTCGGACGTCTGAGGGACGACTGCGCTAGTCCTGGGGGCATGTACGGAATGAGCGACCTCGGCCAGACCTTCTACTTCATGTCTGATGCCAAGAGGCGCGAAACGCCGGATAACACGCCGATTTGTGTTTTTACTAATCTTATAGTATAGTAATACCTGTAAGCAGCTAGGACATCAAGCAAAGGACATACAATGAGCAGCAATAGGAACCACAATCTTGACAGCATGTTCTCCATCATCAGCAATCCAGAGGTGTACACCGACATGGCAGTCATTCGGGTGTACGATCCTGAGACTGAGGAGTCAGCTAGCTATGCGCTTGGCGTAGGTGCCAGCGATGACGTGCCTATGGGCGGTGACCTTGAGGATCTCGGTGAGCGCCTGAGTCAGGCGATTGGATTCAGTGCCATTCAGGACATTCTTGAGCAGACTCCTACTCGATATGACATCAGCATTGAGAACGTCGCCATCAGCGCACTGTCGTAGAGGTGCGACTCGCCGGGACTTGTATTTTACTAAGATTATAGTATACTAATAGCTGTAAGTGGTAATGACATCAGGAGGACATCATGAAGACATATACCATCACCAAGATCCACAATGGTCGAGAGTTTAGCCAAACAGGAACCGTGGCTGAGCTTACCGAATATTACGGCTACACACTTGAATGCGGAAATTCATGGAATCACAGCATTCCGCTCCAGCCTAAGACAGCGGTGAGTCTGGTCTCAGCCCTGAATCGTAGCGTGAGGGAGACGCAGGGAGGCAGCTACGATCCTGACAGCTATTCACTGGCAGAGTAGCAGTCACCTGCCGAATTGAAGACGGAGATTGAGATGAAACATGAGACTGAGCGCGTGCTGTCAATAGTCGCCATAGTCGTCAGCCTGCTGTGCGGGGCGTACATCGGGCATGAGAACACGCTTGACGCTCTCAGTGCCCAGACCCAGCAGGAGCAGTGCACCGCCACTGAGCGCTAGGGGCGTGGGCGGGGTATCATTGACTCTGTAACGACTGAGACGGAGCGTGATATGGATGTAGAGGCACAGGCACGGGCCGCGCTGGCGACCGGGCTGAGCGCTGCCTCCGTCGGCGGAGATGATAGCTGGATAACGGCAGATCAGCCCAACGCCGAGCAGTTCTGGGACGAGCTGAGGCAGGTGCAGTCAATGATTGGCCTCACCGACTCCGAGGTGCGATACATCCTGCTCAGGGCGGACGGCATGGGGTCTGGTGATGCCATGGAGACCGCGCTGCATGACGTGAGCGGCCTCCGTGCTCTGCTTGAGATGGACCCGGCCACCGTACGCCGCGTCTATCGTACGCGAGCCGCTCGGCTTGAGCGAGAGCCTAGTGCGCTGCGTCTGCTGGCATGGCTCAACACTCGGGGCGCTGAGCTCGGCATAGTCGACCGGTCACGGTGGCAGTGGTCTCTTGATGCCAGCGACAACACGCTGCGCGGCGTGATAGATGAGGTACAGCATAGACTTGAGATGTCCCGACAGACTGGGCGTGAGGTGCCTAGTGCTCTTGCTCAGGCAGCAATACGTGCTGTGCACGAGCTCAACACCACGCACGGCATAGGTGTCACGGACTCTGACGGAACCGCAGGCGCAGTGATCATTGACGGCGCTTCGGGACTGGAGGACTGACCAATGGTGCCAAGGATCAGCCTACCGGATGTGATAGGCCGTGGGTACGGAACGTTCTGGCGCAGCACGCAGCGCTATCAGGTGGTCAAGGGCAGTCGTGGAAGCAAGAAGAGCACCACTGCGGCCATGAAGATGATCTGGAGCATCATGCGTCAGCCGCTGAGCAACGGCCTCGTGGTGCGGCGCTACTACGCTGCACTGAAGGACTCTTGCTTCGCACAGCTGATATGGGCCACGAATAGGCTTGGTGTGTCACACCTGTGGCGATACACTCGTAGCCCGCTACAGATGTGGTACAAGCCGACTGGGCAGACGATACTATTCCGGGGCATGGATGACCCGCAGTCCGTCACGTCAATAACCGTGCAGCACGGATACCTCAATCTGGTCTGGGGAGAAGAAGCGTACCAGATCACTGATGAGGAGGCATTCAATAAGCTTGACATGTCCATCCGTGGCGACATGCCTGACGGCTATCACAAGCAGATCATGCTCACGTTCAATCCATGGAATGAGCACCACTGGCTCAAGAGACGATTCTTTGATGAGGCTGACCCTGACGTGCTGGCAATGACCACGGACTACCGCTGTAACGAGTGGCTGGGCGCTGATGATCGCGCTCTGTTCGAGAAGATGAAGACTCGCTGGCCTAGGCGCTATCAGGTCGAGGGACTCGGCGACTGGGGCGTGAGCGAGGGCCTCATCTACACCGACTGGGAGTCCAGGCACGTCGACAGCGACTACCTGCTACACAGCCTGTACAATGGCGAGCCGCGCGTGCGAGCCTTGTACGGCATGGACTTCGGGTTCGCGCAGGATCCAACGGCAGCTGTTGAGGTGCTCGCTGACACGAAGAATGACGTCCTCTACGTCTCTGATGAGATCTATGAGCACGGCCTGACTAATGAGGCCATAGCGCGTGCAATACGTGACCACGGCTGGGCCAGTAGACGCATCACAGCCGATAGCGCTGAGCCGCGCACCATAGATGAGCTGTATCGCCTAGGCATTGAGCGCATAGTGGGCGCAGCCAAGGGACCGGATAGCATACGCGCCGGCATTCAGAGATTGCAGGACTACCATATGGTGGTTGACCCGCGCTGCGTCAATGTAATCAGGGAGCTCAGCAACTACCAGTGGAAGACCGACCGCTATGACGGCCACCTGCTGCCCAGGCCTCTTGAGAACGGCTTTGACCACGCCATGGACGCCATGCGCTATGCCACCGAGACGCTCACCGGCCCGACGTTCAGCTTCAGTGAGGAGCGGCGCAGCAATGGCGGCTTTGAGTTCGTATGATGGCATGAGAGCTAGTATTGTGATTAGAATGGAACACAGGAGACTATCGTCTGGAGGGCGACTGACATGCTCATCAATCTAGGAATGCTGCTGGGTGATATGCAGCAGGACGGCGTCTTCACGCAGCGTCAGGACATGGCCGATGATACGTCGGAGGTGAGCTTCGGAGCGGACTTCGTGCAGTGGGTGATCGGCCGCTGGAGGGATGACCATCGGCTGCGTGAGATGCTTCAGGGCCAGTCATACTATGAGAATGACAACGACATCCACAGGCGCAAGCGCGCCATCTACGGCTATACCGGTGAGGAGGAGACGCCGAGCTGGCTGACCAACAACCGAATAGCGCACCCGTTCCTGCGCAAGCTCGTCCGTCAGAAGATCGGCTATTTGCTTGGACATCCAGTACAGTGGGACACTGATGACGCCACGCTCAAGAAGACACTTGAAGAGTACATAGACAAGGACTTCCAGCGAGTGCTGCGAGCAGTTGCGACCAATGCCGTGGTGCAGGGAATCGGCTGGCTGCAAGCCTACTATGATGACGACGGCAGTCTGCAGTTCAAGCGGATACCGGGCAGTGAGGTCATTCCGTTCTGGGGGGACAACGACCACACTCAGCTCAGTGCCGTGCTCCGCGTATATGAGACGGCGCTGTGGTCAGGCACCGATGTGGAGCAGGAGGAGCACGCCGAGCTCTACACCACCGACGGCGTGATGCACTACGTCAGGGGTCTGCGCGCTGATACATGGACGGTGGACTCTGAGAAGCCAGTCACGCCGAACTTCGTAGCCAAGGACGCCGATGGCAATGAGCAGGGCCGCGTGTGGGACCGCATTCCGTTCATTCCCGTCAAGTACAATCCGGAGGAGCAGCCACTGCTGCACTACATCAAGGATATTCTTGACGACTACGACCGCCGCGTGTCTGACATGTCCAACGCACTGCAGGACGAGCCGGACAAGGTCAAGATAGTCAAGAACTACGACGGCACCGACAAGCGGGCATTCGTGCGCAACCTAGCTGAGCTACACACGGCATTCGTGCGGGCGGACGGCGGCATGGACACCGTAGACACCTCCATAAGCGGCGACGCGGCTTCACAGCACATGGACCGGCTACGGCGTGACCTGTATGAGGCGGCGAGCGGCGTAGACACGCAGACCAAGGATCTTGGCGATGCCAGCGGCGTGGCGCTTCGCTTCATCTACAGCGACCTTGACCTGGACTGCCAGATATTCGGCAGTGAGCTGAGCTGGGCGCTTGACCGCTGCCTGTGGTTCATCCTTCAGGACCTAGCCATGTCTGATGACGTCAATGTCGAATGGCGGTACACCACCAGCACCATCATCAATGAGTCCGAGCGCATCACCAACATCAAGAACAGCCAAGGACTATTGAGCGACCGCACGCTGATAGCGGCGCACCCGCTGGTCACCAACGTGGATGACGAGCTCAAGCAGATAAAGGACGAGGACGAGGCCAAGGCTGAGTCCATCAATGAGCTGTACAGCTTCAATCCTGATCAGCAGGTGCAGGTCACACAGAACCAGGGGCCTGACACCATCACGCAGACGCTGAGCAGTGCTGGGCAGAAGCTAGCTCAGGCTAGTCAGGCTGCAGCCAATGAGCAGAGCCGACAGGGTGCTGTGGCCGCAGCCAATGCAAGCAGTGGGGAGTGACTGAATGGCAATACCATACGTTGTCCAAGGAGCTGACTACTGGGAGCAGCGCGCCCTGCGTGAGGACGCCGTGATGGATCAGCTTGCCTCACAGGCGGAGAAGAACCTCGTGAGCGTGATGCGTGACCTTAATGACGGCATGCAGGCGGCGGTGGACCGGTTCATCGTGCAGTATCTCGCCGGAAAGCCGGAGGTCGCCTACAGTGATCTGGCACAGACGCTACAGCCCGCAGAGCTCAATCGCTATCAGGCCGCAGTGAACAGACTGAAGCTTGATGGCGTACCGCAGACCAAGGCCACCGCCAAGCTCGCCAACGCCACAAAAAAGGTGAGCCGCATTGACGCGCTCACCAATGAGCTGAGCCAGTGGCTAAACAACGGTGCGGCGGGCATACAGCGCGTGATGGACCCTCAGCTACAGGCCACCTATGATGTAGAGAAGACCCTAAGAGCCGGAGCCATGAAGGGAGTCGGCATAGGCGTCAGCTTCGCCAAGAACAGTCCGTATCAGCTCCGTTCTGTGACGTCTCAGCGATGGCTGGGCAGCAGCTACAGCGATAGAGTCTGGAAGCAGAAGGACGCGCTGCTTGCTCAGCTGGCTAAGAGCCTGCCGCAGATGTTCATCGCCGGGGCAGACAACAGCTCCATCTCCAAGGAGCTGCAGCGCGTCACCGGTGTCAATCAGGCGGCGGCGAACCGACTTATTCGCACTGAGGGAGCCAAGGTCGCCACTCAGGCTGACCACGACCTCTACAAGGACGCCGGGCTGACCGCCTATGTCTATATCGCCACCATAGACGGACGCACGAGCGAGATATGCAGGCAGATGAACGGCAAGACGCTTGAGGTCAGCAAGCTTGAGCCGGGAGTGACGGCACCTCCACTACACCCCAACTGCCGTAGCACCACCGTGCCAGACGTCGACACTAGCGACATAGACGAGGTGAGCGTGCTTGAGGCTGAGGAGGCCGTAGCCAAGAAGTACGGCGGCATAGCACGGCCCCGCAACGCACAGGGAGTCATCGTGGTGGACTCGCCGGACGTCATCACCAAGCGACTCGCCACTGCCAAGGCCCAGAAGCAGCGGAAGACTGAGTCACCGAAGTCACTGGAGCTCACGCCAACGCATCACTGGGCCAACGTGAAGGATGGTGAAGGGCTTCTTATTGATGAGATGTATCTTCACGTTCCTGACATGACTGATACGCCGACGCAGCAGTTCAAGAAGCTGCATAGGTTCCCTGACGAGGAGACACCAGCAGTGATTCGAGCCGATGGTACCAAAGCCAATCCAAGGTTCCTGGAGCAAAGGGGCTACAGAATCAACTGCCAGACATGCGTCGTTGCCTATGAGGCCAGACTTCGCGGATACGACGTTGAGGCCAAGGCGTACCGAAACACCGGAATACAGTATGAGATGTCCACGTTGTCTAAGTACAATGGTGGTGTAATCGCGCAGTTCGGTCCAAAGGCCATTGCAACGCCAATCAAGATTGATCCAAGTGACAGTGCGGCCACCGACAGACTCTTGCGCAGCTATGTTCCCAAGGTAGACTCTCGGTTTGTCATGGAGGTGGGCTGGAATGATGCTCATGGTAGGCTGGTATCTGGGCATATTGTCAATGTTGAGGCCATGCCAGTGGGCGACGGCAGCAATTTTGAGCTTGTGGTGATTGACGCACAGAGTGGGCGCGTCGGTGCACTCAGCTATTGGATTGATGAGCACCGAAGCCGGCTGAATGAGAACATAGCATTGGCCCGCGTTGACAATCAGCCCATCAATCCGGAAGTGATCACCACGCTGAAAAATTCGTAGCAGTACAGACCTATTGAGAATGAATGGAGGTGCCTATGCAGGTATTGAATGAGGCGCAGGCTCAGAACATCGCCGAGGCGCTGGTGAGTCAGCAGGGGGATAGGCTTCTTGGGTTTGATGACATGTACGGCAAGAAATACATCTACAACGTGCTACCCAAGGAGGCGAGGTCAGTTGACGACTGCATCGGCCTGCCAACGCTGGTGCTGGTGAGTGCAGACGGATCTGCTAGGTATGCCACGCCCAGCGAACAGGAACGATATGTTACCGGAAAACTGGTGTAGTGGCGTATAATGATGAGTTGTAGGGCAAATCGTGTCGCATCACGGTAACTGCGTAAGCCAAGAGAAAGAATGAACATGGACATAACTAAGGAAGCGCTGACGGCGATCGGTCTTTCAGAGGATCAGGCCGACAAGGTAGTGCAGGCGCACGCTGATAGCATCAACGGCAAATTCATTCCGAAGTCTCGGTTTGACGAGGTGAATGAGCAGCTCAAGGACGTCAGGGGACAGGTCACTGAGCGAGACACTCAGATTGCCGGACTCAAGAAGTTCCAGGGAAGTGCCGACGAGCTCAAGGCTAAGGTCACTGCGCTTCAGGAGGCAAACACCAAGGCCTCTGAGGAGTATGCATCCAAGCTTGCCTCTGTGCAGAAGACCTATGCGGTGCGCAGCGCCATCGGCACTGACGCACAGGACCCTGACCTGCTGCTGAAGCTGATTGACATGGATAGCGTTTCCATCACCGGTGAGGGCAAGGCGCTTGGAGTCAGTGAGCAGATTGACGCGCTTCGCAAGGATCGCCCCTATCTCTTCAAGGCCAAGGCAGCTGAGGGAGCTGAGGGCACCGATGGAACCGACGGGGCAGGCAAGGGCGGCGTGCGAGGCTTCAGGCCACCGGAGAGCGCCATCACCACTGCTGCGGGAAGCAAGCAGTTTGACGCCGAGAAATTCGGCTCCAAGCTCGCTGAGGCACGTAATGGCGGAATGGCGGCAGCAAAGGCAGCAAGTGACTACTACTTCCATGACGGAGTAGCGCCTACCGCCACACATGCAGGCACCGAAAAGTAGGCGATCATGATAAGCGAGACGCTGTATGAGCAGGATCGCACGATTCTGCAGTTTCCGGATGGAGCGCGCGCCTATGCGCACACGTTCAGTGCCACTGAGGACGCATCCGTGGTGGTCACTGATCCAGTGACCGGTGCCCGGACGATTCCGGCTGGCACCATCTACCCGGCCAATGATGCCACGGCCACGGGAGTGGTGCTCAAGACGGTGGACGTCACCAGCGGTAGCGCGTCAGGCGCGCTGCTCTTCGTTGGCGATGTGCGCGCCGCACGACTACCTGAGGATCCGACTGATGACGCCAAGCGTGCGCTCCCACGCATTACGTGGTTTCCAGAGGTAAGCTACCCGGCGCAGGGCGGCGGGAATAGCACCGCAGTAGCCGCCGCCATCGCGGCGCTTGCACCTGTGACCGTGGCTGACGCCACTGACGCGGCAACTGCCGCAGAACTGACAAACGCCAACAAAACGGCGATCAACGCCATCATCGCCGCTCTCAAGGCGTAGCGGTAGCGCTATACTAGTAACCGTAGCGGCAACACAACAAAGATAAGGGGCCGACAATGGCTGGATATTACGAAAAAGAATACGCGACCAAGGGCAGCGTCCTCGCTCACCCGACCGGCTACTCTGCCTATCCGCAGACCGTAGCCGCAACCGACGAGGCCGTCTCCACCGAGGGAGGAGCCAAGGTGCTGCGCGGCGGTACGGTGTATCCCAAGAATGACGCCACTGCCAAGGGCGTGGTTCTGCAGGACTACGTCTTCGCCGATGGAGACGCCACGGTGCAGGCCGCGATTCTCTATGTCGGTGACGTCAAGGCTGGCGCTCTCAAAACGCCTCTGGCCGCTGAAGCCAAGGCAGTTCTCCCCGGAATTCACGTCTTCGGAGAATAATATCTGATTGCGGTGAAATGCCGCTCTTTTTATACCCTCACTGTTACGGCGGTGGGGGTATACTTGTATGTAGAGGCTGGGGCCACACCTCGTGCCGTGTCACGTTAACCACGCAGTAGACCACCTCATGACAAAACAAATAACTATATGGAGGGTCATCAAATCATGACTAATCTCAGTGAGCTGGTCACTGCACCGGCCATTGCCGCGTACTGGAATACGCTGCAGAGCAATCAGATCCCGTTCCTTGGTCCGTCTCTCTTCCCCGCCAAGCACATGTCCGGCCTGAAGCTGGAATGGCTGCGCGGCAAGGACTCTCTGCCGGTTCAGCTGGCTCCCTCTGCGTTTGACACCAAGCCGACCATTCGTGATCGCGGCGGCGTCGCCAAGGCTGGAATCAAGCTGCCGTTCTTCCGGGAGTCCATGCGCATCGGCGAGGAGGACCGTCAGGAGCTGCTCACGCTGCTCAGCGCCAACGCGCCCTATGTGGATGACGTCATCGCACGCATCTTCGATGATGCTGCCGCTCTGGTCAACGGTGCGCTCATCAATCCTGAGGTGGAGATCTTCCAGCTTCTGCAGAGTGCGAAGATCAACATCGCCTCCGCTGATGATAGTGGTCAGGCCGTCAACTACTCCTACAACTATGATCCCAATGGCACATGGGCCGCAGGAAACGTCACCACGCTCGCCGGAGATGCAGTGTGGGGCGGCGTTGGTCAGCACCCAGTGGCCGATATTCTCGCCATGAAGCGCAATGCTGCCGCCAACGGCACCATCATCACGCGCGCCATCGTGTCCACGGGTCTGTGGGCTCAGCTGCTCACCGACGCCAGCATCGGCAAGGACATATTCCCGCTCGCGACTAGCGCTGCACTCTCCGACAACGATCTGCAGACGTATCTGTCCAATAAGACGGGAATCGCCTTCACGGTCTACGCCAAGCAGTACTACGACACCAACAAGGCGGCGCACTCCTTCATGGATGACGACAAGGTCGTCTTCCTGCCGAGCACCTCCGTCGGTTCCACCTACTACGGCACCACGCCTGAAGAGGTCGACCTGCGCGGCGGTCAGGTGCCGGGCGCTCAGGTCGCAATCGTCAACACCGGCGTGGCCGTGCTCACCATCAAGGAGGCGCTGCCCGTCAACGTGGTCACCTCTGTTTCTGAGATCGTGGCACCCAGCTACGAGGGCATCGACAACGTCTACGTGCTCAAGGTGAAGTGATATGACGACGACAGCACAGGAACAGCGCGTCATCGCTGAGGCCGCGACCACACTGAGGCTGCTCGGTGTGGCTGCGCCTGCCGATGCCGATGCCGCTGTTCTCGCTGCTGCCGTCGGCAGTGCGATACGTAACTTCTGCAACCGCGATGATATCCCCACTGCTCTTGAGAGCGTCTGGGCTAGTATGGTAGTGGACTATGTCCGCTGGGCTACAGCTGTCAAGAGACAGAATGATCCGTCTGGTAGTGTAGCATCAACTGCAGGAGCAAGAATCAGCTCCATCACTGAGCTTAGCGTCAGTGCGCAGTTCGGTGATGACACTACCTCACAGGCGGCACAGGCAGCTTCAGCGCACAGCGTCGCCAGTGGCGTGGAGGGCATCATAATGGACTACAGGGATCAGCTGTATCGCTTCCGCAAGATGACATGGTGAAGGTGTACCGATGATCGATATATCGGCGCTTAGATCCGCCATAGAGCTCCTCTACACCGATAGGATGGACATCACGTCGGCGCAGACCGTCGTAGTGAACGGCATAACCAAAACCAAGCTACCTACCACGCCGCAGGTCACTGATGTGCCATGCCACATCGGCTGGCCCACAGGCACTCAGGATGCCACCAACGGCACGCATACGCTAGAGCAGAATCAGATAGTCGTGTCATGCGCGCCAGAGGTGGTTGTGCCCACGGGGAGCCGAATTGACATCCGTCGCTATGACTCAGCGGGTAGGCTGTACGCTGAGCTGCACGGCACCACGGCCAATGCGGCGATCACGACGGGAGCGGCCTCAGTCGGGGCGAACCACCAGGAGCTACCAGTGACGCTGGAGGCCGTGTAATGAGTATGCAATACTCTGAATTCACGGACTATCGTAAGCAGATAGAGGCTCTAGCGAGTACGAGTGACTTCTCTCTCATGATGCGCAAGATCCTGCTCACTGAGGGGCTGAGGGCGCTCAAGCTGATCAGGCCGCGCACTCCAGTTGATTCCGGTACGCTACGCCGCAACTGGGCGCTAGGCAATGTGACCGTGACAGGCAACATCGCTAGAATTGAGATAGTCAATCCGACTAGCTACGCTGCCCCGGTGGAGTACGGGTGGACCAAGCCCAGCGGCGCGCACTACGTCGGCGCGCACATGGCTGAGGTCAGCATGGACATCATCAGTAAGCAGATTGACGATAGGGTGAGGGGACAGTTCGAGCAATGGCTACAGGCACATCTAACGAAATGACATGGTCAGCACTCACTGAGGCCTTCGCCGAGTGCATACATAGCGTGCCAGGCCTTGAGACAGTGCCCATCTATGCTGATGTACAGCAGACCGTTCATTCGCTGCCTGCTGTGTTCATCACGCCGGTCAATCCGTCTGAGACGCTCGCATTCGGCAGTCGACGAATATTCGACTGGCCCGTACAGATCATGCTGTCACTTGGTGAAAGTGATCAGGAGGTCGAAACTGTTGGTGATAGGTACGCTTTAGACCTCATGCGTGTAGTAGAATATATACCGTGGGGTGCTACTGGGCACACCGCTACAGACAATAGGAGCTGGATGGTATCCGGCTCTGACATCATCATCAATTGTAGTGTCCGAATACACCGGAGACTGGAACAAGGAGAGTAGATTATGGCATGGACAACTGGACAGAATGTCATCAGCGGTGGTGAGGGCACCCTGCAGATTGAGGAGGCGAGCAATCTCATCACGCTCGCCAACGTCACCAAGCTTGAGGCCAACATTGACAAGGACAAGTCTGAGATTCAGGTGGTTGGCAAGCGCATGAATCTTCATAAGACTGTTGGCCTTGCAGGCAGTGGTACGCTGAGCCTCTACTACCTGAGCGCACGATTCCGTGAAGACCTCAAGGAGTACAAGGATAGCGGAACTGATCGCTACTATGAGATCACTGCCACTAACAATGATTTAA